GAGCGGTGCACCACGAGGGTGGGGTCCTGAGACCCCACCGATCGAGGCGCCCCGCTCCGAGGCCGCGACGGCTCCTGGAAGATCGCCGTGATCTCCTTCGCCGCGACTCCAGGCTCCCGCCAGCGCACCGTCTCGCCGAATTGGGCGATGACGGCCGCGTCACGGTCAGCCTGGTCCTCCAGAAAGCCCATCCCTGATCAGCCGATCAGGTGACGGACGGGGCGGTCTTGTTGATCCGCACCAGCACCGTGGTGTCGCCGTTGCCGGCGGCCTCGATGGCGTAGCCACAGAGGAAATCCCCGGTGGCAGGCGTGGCGGCGTCGTCGTCCGCCTGGCCGTTGCCGCTGTCGGCGGACACGTCCCACAGGACCTGTTCGCCGGCGGCGATCACGGCGGCCGTCACCTTCGGGACCTTGAACACGCCCTCGATGGCGTAGGCGATCGTGTCGCCCGATACGCCGTCCTCCAGCGCGACGCCCAGCAGGCCCGTGCCCACCACGTCGACATCGCCGGCGCTCACAGTGCCGCTCAGAGTCACCTCGAGGCGGCTGCCTTCTGCAATGTAGTTGTCCATCTCTTTTCCTCGTCAGATTCAATCAGTAAGAGACCACGCCGCCGGAGCGGCGCGGCCTCGAGGCGGTGTCACCGATTAGGTGCCGGCGTTGCGGACCAGCGTGCGGTGATCCATGGCGGCGGCGGCACAGTCGAGAGCGACCTTGTACTCGACGCCGTCCACGGTCCAGCCGCTCTGCTCCTCGATGCGCGGGTCCTGGTTGCCGTCCAGGAACGCCACCTCGACCGTGTCGTAGGCGGAGCCGGCTGCGGCGTACCACTGCGCGACGCTGTCGGCGTCGAGCCGCGGATCCGCTGCCACCTCGAACGTGCGGCGCACCGGGTTCGGCGCGCGGCTGTTCGTGGTGCTGGCCGGATCGTACTCGGAGTCCCGCAGGACCAGAGCCGTATCCTCCAGCGCCACCGGCACGATCAGCACACCCAGGCGGATGTTCAGACCGTTGGCCGCACCACTGACGTCCGTCTGCTTCGCCATCAGCTGGCGAGCCTCGGAGACCGTGGTGGCCGAGATCACGCCGCTGGTGCCGAGGTTCGAGTGATCGGCGTGGAACAGCACCGTGCCGTCGGCCATCGTCGGGTTCGTGGTCAGCACCGCGTAGGCGAGATCGCCGGGCACCCGGGCGGCTGCGCGGCCCATGTTGGCCGGAATCCGCGTGAAGGCCTGCATGTCATCGTTGATGATGGCCTGACGGGTGATCGGGAAGATCTTGCCGTAGGTCGCGAGCTGGATGGTCTCGCCACGGTCGCTGAACGTCCCGTACTTGTACTCGCCACCCTCTCGGACCTGATCCAGATCCTCGAAAGCGCTGAGGCTGAAGCGCGTCGCCGCCTTGAAGTCCGACAGGTTGCCGGTGCGGCACCAGAGGTTCCAGGTCTCCTCGGCCTCGTTGTAGCCGCGAAGCATGGACTTGTTCGCGACGTTGGCCAGGATGCTCGGGAAGTCGCTGGTGCTGTGGCCGATGGCGCTGCGCATGGTCAGCGCGCGGCCGACCACCTCGAGGCGCGGGCCGCCGGAGGGCAGACCGTGGACCTCCAGCGCCTTCCGGGAGATCTCCACCAGGGAAAGGCCGCGGAACTCGTTGGCCGACTCCTCGCGGGGATCGATCGAGCGGTCGCCCGAACGTACCAGCAGGGCACGCTGTACGCCGTCGGCGAAGCGCTCCGTGCGGTCCTCGCCGGGGAGGATCGCGGTCGGGCCGCTGGGCGTCTTGCCCTTGCCGATCTGGCGCAGGATCTCCATGCCGGCTTTCTCGGCCGTCATGTTCTCGTCCCGCAGGCACTTCTCGCGCAGCTCGCGGAGCTCGGCGTCGCCGGCATAGTCGACGTGCTCGAACGCCGACCGGACCTCGTCCTGACGCTCGCGCTCGGCGCGCACCGCGGCCTCGGCCGCCTCGCGGCGTACCTTCTCGAGATCCGCGTCGCGGGTCGCGTTTTCACTGGCCGCCGGATCCTTGCCCGTCGGCTGCTCTTTCGTTTTCTCAGTCATCTGAGTTTCCTCGTTGCTGGGCTCGGGATTCTCCGAGCGGTTCGTGATATCGATCACCCGGTAATAATTCTCGGGCTGACCGCCGTCTGCACTCCGGCCGACGCCGACGGTCGGATCGGCCGGAATGTCTACGATTGAGACCTCTAGGGGTTCCCAGCGGGTGACCCGGAACTCGTCCGGTCCCTCGCCGTTCTCCTGGGTGAGCTTGCGCTCGTGGATCATGTAGCCGACCGAGACGTTGGGGAGATGCCCGTCGCGGGTGTCTCCCCAGATATCCTCGATGTCGGCGCGCCTGCTGAACTGGACGCGAGCGTAGCCGCGGCCGTTCTCGACCCACGCCTCGAGGACGGAGCCGATCCGATCCTCGCGGGTGCGCTGATGGTTGTAGAGCAGCGGCGCCCGGCTGTTTAGGCGGGAGAGATCGACCTCCTCGTCGTCGTGGCCGAGCGTCTCCACCCACGGATCCTCGAAAAAGGAATACCGGGTGTAGGGCTGCTCGTCTCTGTTCGTTTCGTCATGTCGTACCTCACACAAAAAGGCCCGCGCGAGGCGGGCCGGTTTCCGGTTGCTGGTCAGCCGCTACGGGCCGAGGTCCGTGGACCAGGGGCCCCAGGTGCCGTCCGCGTTACGGAAGCGCACGCGGGTGCCGTCCTCATCCCACTCGTGGTCCGGTGCCGGGCCGCGCCGGCCGCGCCGGCCACGTCGCCCGACCAGGACGGTGGAGTCCGCCTCGCGGCCGTCCTGCCCGTCCTCGTTCTCCTGGTCGTCGTCGGTGTCCTCGTCCTCGTCGTCTGCACCCTGGTCGGCCAGCTGCAGCGTGGGCGGCTTGTCATTCACCGGGTTCGACTCCAGCACCAGGCCGGTCTCGGCCTCGTGGTTGCGCTCCTCCACGAGCTCCGCCTCGACCTCGGCCGGGTTGCCGCCGCGCTTCAGGATGATCGAGCGGCGGCTGGTGAAGCCTGCCCGCACCGCGGCCTTGTCGGCGTTCATCTCCTTCAGCGGGTCAATGTAGGCCACGCCCGGGCCTCGGAATGCCGCGTTGTAGAGCGTCGCCTGATTCACACCGCGCAGCGAGCGCACCGGGATCTGCCCGGAGATCACAGCCGCTCGGACGAACCGGCGCCAGATCGGCCGGCAGACCGTGGAGACGAACTCCTCGGTGGCCAGGTGGTAGTGCGCCTCGTTCTCCACGAGCTCCTGGCGCTGGGCGCTGTAGCGCCACGTAGGCGCCGATCCGTGCCGCGACCCGCTCGCTCTCCTCGTAGTCCTTCAGGTCCTCCAGCCGGTTGAACACGGTCGCCATCACCGAGATGCCCCGGGACTGGCGGATCCGCTTCGTGTGCTTCAGGTGCAGCACGTCCTCGGCGCGCACCTCTTTCGTGTCGCTCCGGATCAGGCTCGACGGTATCCCGCCGCCGAGGCTGGAGAGCATGTGCAGCCGGGTCGAGCCCGGGTGCGACTGATACACCAGGTAGCGCTGCGGCTGGCCCCAGCGGTTCCGGATGATGCCGTGCACGAGCTCCAGCTCGTCATCGATCCGCTCGATGGCGGTCACCGGTACGTAGTCGCCCTCGAGGAGATCGATCGAGAACGGCACCGGCGTGGCATGGCTCAGCCCGTCGATCATGCCGTCCATCAGCATCCCGAAGCCCTCGCCGTCGCGCAGCCAAGAGCGGCACAGCAGGCGCTGACACTTCGCCCAGTTGAGCTCGCGCGCGACCTCCGGCCGGTGCGTCCACTCCTCCCAGAGATCCGCCAGCCGATCGTTCAGCTCCCGGGCGAGCTCGCTGCCGTTGCTCGAGCGCACCATCGGATGCGTGCGGATCCCGGAGCCTACGATCTTCGACTCCAGCACGTCGAGCGCACCGGAGGCGATATCGAAGTTCTCGTCCATGTACCGGGCCCGCTCGCGCAGGACCTCGACGGCGCGGCGGTTCACGTTGTCCGCGCTGCCCTTGCTCCGGTTGTCCGGGCGGAGCCGGCTGGACTCGGCGGCCTCGTATTTCCGCACCGCCTCGATGCTCATCCGCGCCGCGTAGCGCTTCAGCGCCCAGCGGGGCGAGACGCTCGCGATCGCCCGCTCTACCAGGTTCGGACCTTTGCTCTTGATCTGGGCCATGATCAGCGAGTCTTGTGGTTGAAGTTGGCGACCGCGTGGTTATGTGGGCGGTTTCCCGGGTTCGTGACCACGCGCTCCAGCCGGGTGATGTGGCTGTTGACCTCGCCGAGATCCACGGCGGTGAGCACGCGGGTGCCCGACTCAGTGGCCATGGTGAAGCTCTTGCCGGCGGCGAGCGCCGAGCGCGCCGCATACCACTTGTCCAGCTCGACCTGCGCGTTCGCCTTCGTTTGGATCGCCATGCTCTACCGTCTCCTGAACCAGTTGCTGCCGGAGCCGCCGCCCGTCTGGCGGATCCTCATCGGCTCCGAGCTCGTCTCTTTCTGCCGGCCGCCGCGGACCACCTGGCGCGTCATCGTCTCGCCGGTGGCGCCCTTGATGTGCACCTGCATCGAGTAGGCGCAGGCGATGTTCATGGCCTCGCAGTCGAGGTAGTGATTGTCTTTTCTCAGCCGGATCCAGATGGCCGATGGGCGCAGTAGTCGTCCGTCGCATCCGAGGGCAGATGCCACTGGCCCGGGAGCTCCGGATCCCGCTCGACGTGCTCGTGCACCCAGCGCTTGAAAAAGTCCGTGTTCAGCGTCCAGCGGGTGAGGCCGCCTTTGACCAGGCGCCCGGCGCTGGACACGTCCACCTTTTTCGGCTGCAGCGGTTTCTCGAGCTTCTCCGAGCCGACCGTCGGGAAGGCCCAGCCCTTGTGGCTTCGGCAAAAGTCATACACCTGCGAGGTCCGATACCGGCTGTCGATGAAACAGCGGTCGATCTGGAAGCCCTCGCCGTAGATCTTCTCGCGGAAGGCCGAGAGCGCCTGCCACACGTCCGGCGCATCGGTGCCACCGTGCAGCGAGTAGATCTCGCCGTGCTCGATCTGCCAGCTCTCCATGTGCTGGCCCCACGCCCGC